ACTTGATGATGTCTGCATTACTATAAAAGAGTACATTTCATTTATAATATCTTCATCATAAATTCTTATTCCTTTATTGTCTACTATATTTTTCAAGTCCTGTAACATTGTAGGTCTTGTTGAAGTGTTAGTTGACCATCCGTATTTAACAGATTCGGGTGGGTCAAGTCTCCCAAAGTTAGGCATTTTAAATATATCGTATTTATTTAATCTGTTAAGTGCCGCTAGTCTATCCATTTCAAAACTACCGCCATTGTTTCTCTCATAAGCTACTATAGGTTTTTTGTTTGTAATGTCGTGTATTTGTTCTAAAACTATAACTAACTGATTTGTTAATTCTGTTGCTGTTTTCTTACTTCTATATACTAATGGTACATCAATCTTAGTCTTTGATATAAAGACTGCTGTTGTATAATCTCCTGCACCTGCTGATGTATCTACACCAACTAATATAAATTCATTATTCTCTAGTTTTCTATATTGTCTCCAATCACTCATAGTTTAAATTGTAAACTTATAGGTGTCTTTACATTCTCTAAATAATGCTGTAATGCTTCTTTGTCAAAATATGGGTCTCCTGAAGTTAAGAAGGCTTGTAATGCAGTTGATGGGTACTCTTGAGGATAAAGTCTTTTTAATTCTTTTTTCTTCTTATCTAAATATTCTTTACTATATCCCCAAACAGATGAATAGAAATTCTTTTTAAATCCACGTTCTTCTGCTTCATCCCATAGAGTCTTGAAGAAATTAAACCCATTAGCTGTACTCTCTACAAAAAGAAGTCCTCCAGGAACTAATGCTTGTAATACTCCTGATAGCATTATCTCAGGGTCAACAAAGAAAGCATACTCAGAAAATGCTAATGCTGTTAATGTATCACCACGTCCAAAACTTCTTGATCCTGCTGTTCCTATATAAAATGTTGAGTTCATTCCTTCATTAACCATTTCTGACCGAGAATTATATTTGAGAGGTACTTTGATTTTAAACTTCTGCTCCATTGCTTTTATATAAAACTTTACTCTATCTAATAGTTTTTGTGTTGCTCCTGTTTCATGTGCAACTACTACACACCTTTGGTTTTCTTTAAATAGAAATCTTAATGTAAGTATTGCTAAGATTACTGAAGAAAATCCTAACTGTCTTGCTTTTAAAATAAGATTCTTCTCACCCATGTTTTCTACAAAATCTGTCTGAGTCTTATTTAATGTAAAGTCTACTGTCTGTTGAGTTTTATCAACTATCTGAAAATACTTAGGAATTAGTTTAATGTAATCATGGTATTTGCTCATTCTTTTGACTATCTACAAAACTATTAAATTGTATAGCTACTTGTGGACTGTCTCTGAATTTATGTATTGCTTTTAGTAAAAATATAGCCATTGAGGCGTTCACTTCTTTTCCTCCGTACATTCCATCATCCATTAATTGCTGTCTTTGTTTTGTTGCTACCTTTTTTATGTACACGGATAGTTCAGGATATTTTTTAGACCAATCATTAATTGTATCAGGGTTTACATCAAGATGAAGGGCTAAACCCTCAATGCTTGGTAGGGTTGTTTGTTCTTTACCACACATAGATAAGTATTCTCTTATTTTAGGATAAATAATTTCAGGAATATATTTTATGGGAGGAGCTTTATTTGCAAGTTTTTTAGTAGGCATCTTGATACCATTCTATACAGTAAATTCTCTTTTGTCAAATAATACGCTTGACATTCAATTTGCAATCTGTTTAAATTAAAATAGTGATTATGCTAAAGTTCTAAAAGACTTTAATATTCTCTTACACTTGTTGTAAGAGAACGCAAGATTGTTTCCGCTTTTATAGTATTGCTGTCTTGCTTTCTTTTACAGCATAAGGAATATCGGCGATTATTAAAAATTAGATGAATACTAACGATGAAATACTTTACAAAATTACTAAGAATTAGAAACTCACTAAAAACACTTCAACAAATTTCTTGGACCATTTCTAAAATGGAGCACAGATACAATGTTGATGAAGTTGGTGAAGATGAAGCAAAAGAAATTATTACAAGTTACCTTGATTATATACCAAAGATCAAGAGAATCTTAGATGAATTACAAGATGAAAAACAAAACTCCACAACTTGAGAAAGGCTTTATACAAATAGCCTCTGGTAAAGAAGAGAATGATATATTAATGGCTCTTATTAAACAAAGATTAAATGCTACTCAATATCAAATAATGCTTTTAGTTATTAGAAAAACTTGGGGATTTAAGAAAAAGGAAGATTGGATAAGTCTAACTCAATTTGAAAAATATCTATCTAAAAGCAGAGCTTCTGTTTGTAAAGAAATAAAACAACTAGTAAAGAATAATTTACTAGTAAAGAAAAGTATACTAGGTGTTAGAGCTTCCTATCACATAAACAAAGATTTTACTAAATGGAAACCACTAGTAAAGAAAACTAGACTAGTAAACAAAATAAGACTCACTAGTAAACAAAATAAGACTCAACTAGTAAAGAAAAGTATACATACAAAAGATACTATTACAAAAGAAACTTATACAAAAGATAATACTCCGCAAGCGGAGTTAGTTTTATTCTTTACAGATACTTTTAATAGAAGATTTAACAAACCATACAAGCCCTTTAAACCCGATTACATAAACATGGCAGATCTTTTAAAAACATATCCACTTAAAAACTTAAAAACATATATTAAGTGGTATATAAATTGGGATACTTGGCAAACTAAGTCTGGTTGGAACATTGGTCATTTTTATCGCAATATTAACTCTGTTATAAGTTCGGCGTCGCCGTTTACAATATAAATATGGATACAGAAATACTTGAAGCTCAAATACTTTACTCAACAATATTTACTCCTAAATGGACAGATATATTGTTTACTTTATCTGAGCCAGACTTTTCTCATTTTCAAGATGTTTTTAAAGCAATTAAAAAGCTAAAAGATGAAGATAAATATATAGATTATACAGCAGTTCTTAGCTTAACCAAACAAGCAAAAGAAGTCTGTTTAACTGCTTTGTCTGAAGATAATATGGGAATGACCATTATTCCCGATAAAAAGATATTTGAAGAACGAGTTAATTCATTAAAAGAAATATCAGTTAAGATCCAAATTCATAATAGTCAAATAAACGAGCTTGATATTGACGTATTAAGAGAACGATTAGAACAGATCTATAAAAAGGGAAATTCAAGATGGTTAAGTGGGGAAGATATTAGAGCGTTAGCTTTTAAATTACAAAAAGACAAAAAGGCTACATCTACAACTTATGGATTGTCATTGCTTGATAAGGCAACAGGAGGGTTACAAAAAGGGCAATATATTATAGTTGCGGGTCGTCCTTCTATTGGTAAGTCGTCTTTTTTACAATACATAGGACTTAAAAATGCAGAAAAAGGGAAAAAAGTTTTATTTGTTTCTATTGAAATGTCTGAGGAAATGATTATAAAAAGAATTCTAATGACTTATCCGCCAAATATAATTCCAGAGAGCTTTAATATTTTAATTACAGGAGATATGCAGACTATTGAGTCTGAGATACAAAAAAAAGCTACTGATTTTGATATGGTTTTAGTTGACTATATTCAACTTCTTCAACCTAAAATAAAAACAAGAGATATGTATGAAAGGGTAACAAATATTTCATCTGATATAAAGAAAATGGCAACAAAATTTAATATTCCTTTTGTTTGTGCCTCTCAATTTTCAAGAAAGGCAGAAGGTAATCAACCTAATCTTGCAGACTTAAAAGAGTCAGGAGCATTAGAACAAGACGCTGATGTTGTAGTCTCTTTATGGAAAAATAAGGGAGATGATGAATTTGGTTTAGATTATAAGTTATCAACAATACGAATTGATTTATTAAAAAATAGAAATGGTTGGACATTTAGTAATAATGATATAAAAACATATTCTGTTATGTTTAAGAAAGATGAGTTTAGATTTTATGATACAGAAGAAAGGAAAGAAGATGAATAAACATAGTTTTGAGTCAGTTGGAAAGATATTAAAACGAATGATTAAAAAAGGGATCCTTTTTAAAAGTATTAAAAAGAAATATGGGAAACGCTAAAGATTTTAAAAAATGGATGAAGGAAGAAGATAAAAGGAAGAAAAATTATAAATTTGAACCTTTAGAAATTAAAAAAGAAATTATTATAAAAAATTATAATAAAAAACCTTGTCAATTAGACTTATTTGAAGAATAAATACATTATCACTTGACAAACAATAACACATAGTATAATATGAAACCATATGATAACAAATATAATACTATTTACTATTATAACCTTCTCAATTCTGTACTGCTGGATTGACGCTATGAGAAATAAAACTACTAAAA